GGTCGTTTTTCCCAGCCCGACAGCGACGGGCGCTATCATCAGGCTGGCATAATGCGCCATGCCACTGACAAACCTAGAATTTAAGGCGGGCATCGATAAAGAGGCCACGGACTACTCTTCTAAGGGAGGCTGGGTAGATGGCAACTTGGTTCGGTTCCGCAAAAGTCGAGTCGAAAAAATTGGCGGTTGGATTAAGCTGGGCGCTAATGCTTTCCTTGGCGTTGCCCGCGCTCTGCATAGTTGGATTGAGCTGGGCGGCGTTCGGTATCTTGGACTCGGCACTACGTTCAAATACTACATCGAGTCGGGCGATCTCTATTACGATGTAACCCCGATTCGCTCCACGACCTCAGCGGGCGATGTCACTTTTGCCGCAACCAACGGCTCCTCCACGATCACGGTCACCGATACAAGTCACGGAGCGGTCAACGATGACTTTGTAACCTTCAGTGGCGCCGCCTCTCTTGGCGGCAATGTTACGGCCGCTGTGCTTAACCAAGAGTATCAAATCGTACTCGTAACAGATGGTAATACTTATACGATTACAGCAAAGGATACCTCTGGCGCAACCGTCACCGCCAACGCCTCTGACTCTGGTAATGGCGGATCGAGCACAGTCGGAGCGTATCAAATAAATGTCGGGCTCGATGTATATGTGCAGGCAACAGGCTGGGGTAATGGAACTTGGGGTGCGGGGACTTGGGGATCGACAAGCCCGATTGCCAACACCGGCCAGCTCAGACTTTGGACTCACGACAATTTTGGTGAAAATCTCATAATAAATCCGCGGGGCGGCGGTATTTTTAGGTGGCTGGAAAGCGGCGGATTATCCACTCGTGCCGTGAATCTTTCTGGAGTTACCGGCGCAGATCTCGTGCCCACCGTCGGCCTTCAGGTCATCACGTCAGAGATTGATCGCCATCTGATCGTGTTGGGCGCAGACCCTATTTCAGGCGCTTCTCGATCAGGTACAGTTGATCCAATGCTGATCGCATTTTCCGATTCCGAAAATGAACTCGACTTCAATCCGACGGCCACAAATTCTGCTGGCTCCGTAAGGATTTCTGCTGGCTCCTTTATTGTTGGCGCTATAAAAAGCCGTCAGGAAATATTGATTTGGACGGACACAAGTTTGTATTCGATGCAGTTCATAGGGCCCCCGCTTACTTTTGCGGTGAATTTGGTCAACGAGGGTGCTGGCCTAGTCGGGCCAAAAGCCGCTGTGACTGCACCTAATGGCGTTTTCTTTGCAAGCAAAACGGGCTTTTTCATTTACACTGGCGCGGTCAAAAAACTGCCATGCACTGTGCAGGAATACGTCTTTAATGATTTAGACCTCAGTCAAGCCTTTAAGTGCCACATGGGCCTCAACAGCGAGTATGGCGAAATGTGGTTTTTTTACCCAAGCAAAGAAGACGGCACACAAGAAATATCTCGTTACGTTATCTATAACTACGAGGAAAATCATTGGAGCATTGGGTCTTTAGTCCGTTATGCGTGGCTAGATGCGGGGATAGAAAACGTACCTTTTGCCACTGCAACAGAAAACTCAGAGCAGTTCGTTTTTCAGCATGAGGTGGGTTACGACGATCTCGGCGCAGGGATGTCCAACGTGTTTATTGAGTCTGGTGATATTGACATCAGTGCTGGAGAGAATTTCAGCTTCGTAAAAAAAGTCATACCGGACGTGCGATTCATACTAGACACTGGAATTAGCAATAATCCAGCGGTCAATTTTGTCTTAAAAAGCCGCGATTTTCCTAGTGATTCTTTGACAACTGAAAGCACCTCTCAAATATTAAGTGACACCCAATTCAAGAATTTACGAAGCAGATCACGTCAAATCGTTGTGAGATTCGAGTCAGATGATGACCTTAGCGCCACCGATGCGACAGGCTACAAATGGCGTCTAGGCACCACCCGTGTCGATTTGCAACCTAGTGGACGTCGATAATGAGCAGATTACTGCCGACGCGACTGCCGCTTGCAATCGGCGCGGAGGGCGTCGATGCAGAAACTTTCAACAGGCTCGTTCGAATCTTAGAAATCAACCTCGGAGCGGTGGATTTCACAATTTCTCCACACTTTAATTCCACGCAGATTTCTGAACAGCAATTTGCCACGGGAGCCATTATCTACAATACTACGCTTAGCATTCATCAGGCTTTCGACGGTACTCAGTTTCGGAACCTGTACGAGCATCAAAGCTATCCTAGCGGGGTGGGAATTGCCTCTGGAGTGGGATCTGTAACGGTGACAACGCCATGAATACATTTTTACAACAAAGAATTTCAGCCCTTGCGGGAATGCCGATGGGTATGGCCGAAGGAGGCCCTGTAGACGCCGATCTCCTTGATGTCTCAGATCCAGAGGTGCAACAGGGATTGGCAGAAAGCGCCATGATGCCACAGGATCCAAACGAGGCTTTACGTCAGACTATTGAGGGCTTAATGGGCGCCGCGCAAACAGCGGAAGATCCCACTGAGCGCCGTGCGGCGGAAGGTCTGGCCAAGTCTGCCATGGTCGGATCTCAGGCGCCGATGGCTGACATGGCTATTGAATTGGCTCAAGCAGGCAGGGGTACAGACACTCAGCTTGCACACGTCGCGCCCGGCGAGGTCATTTTGCCCCCTCAAGTTATGGCAGACGCCGAATTTGAAAAGATTGTTGGGGATCGTTTTGCTGAGCTGGACATGAATCCAGAAGAATATGTTGTTGGCGCTGGGATTGCCTCGCTCAACCCAATTACTGGTTTGGAAGAATTTGGCTGGTTAAAAAAGACTTGGAAGAGCGTCAAAAAGGTTGGCAAGAAAGTTGTAAAGCCGATTGCGCAAGTCGCCCAGTTTATACCGGGCCCTTGGCAGGCACCTGCCGCCTTCATTGCAAAAGGCTACAACGCTTATGACGCCTTCAAGTCTGGCAATCCTCTCGGCGGCATAGCGGCGCTTGGAATGCCAATGCCGGGCGGTAGCGGTGGCGGCATTCAAATACCGGGTTTCGGTGGCGGAACCTTCTCCTTCCCTTCTGGCGGAGCACCTAATATGAGTGGCGGAATTTCTGGTCTTCTACAGGACGCTTATGAATACATTATGCCGGGCACCGACAACGTGGGTCTCTTGGGCAATTTGCAAAATACAGGCTCCAGTATTTATGAATATGTAATGCCGGGCGCGGATGATAAGGGGCTTTTCAGTAATCTGGGCGGCACACTTTTCGGCACCAAATCTGCGTCCGAGGTTCTGACGGAGGCCGCAAAAAACAACCCCGCAATAGATCAAGCGATCCAAGAAGGCATGGCCAGAAACTTGAGCTTTGAGCAAATTCTTGCTGAGCTACAGCAAAAAGGCATGATCGGCCAACAGGGGTTGATGGGCGCCTTCCAGCAGTATCAGCAGATGACGCAAGGCGGTCAGCAAGAACAGCAATTCATGCCACAGCAAGGCGGTGGCGGCTTCGATCTGATGTCCATGTTGGGTCTTGGCGGTCAAGGCAACATGGGCATTGGCGGATTGCTCGGCACGGCTGGCTTGGCTGGCTTGGTCGGTAAGCTGGCGTATGACGAAGCCAAAGATCGCAAAGGCGTGCCTCTCACTCCGCTGACGCAGATGAACGCAATGGGTCGGTACAACATAGAACAGGAGATTGCTCGCCGCACCGGCCAGCCTACTCCGAATCCAGTTGAGTTTGGCTTGTTGCCCGCTGGCACCATCCCATCGCTGTCAGGAGGCGCTCCTGCGCCCATGCAGGCAAGATATGGCGGGCCCGTCATGGCTTTTGCGGAAGGTGGAGACGTAGATCAAGAGGTCTTCGTCCGAATGACGGGTGATATAGACGGTAAAGGCACGGAGATCAGCGATGACATTCCAGCCATGTTGTCAGACGGTGAGTTTGTGATGACGGGCCGAGCTGTTCGAGGCGCGGGCGCCTTTGACATGAACAACGACAACGGCATCATCACGCTGAAGCCCGCAAACGGAGAGTCCAGAGACAAAGGCATCGACCTGATGTACAAGATGATGGATCTCTTCTCAGAGTTCGCGACTGCACCGCAGGCGAAGGGGGCTTGACATGAGCATTATGCCGTTGCCCACGGGGGGGCCGGGATTGACCCCAGAGCAAGAAGCCTACTTGGTTTCGATTTATGGTCCTAATTCTTACCCCTTGGCCGTTCAGAAATCGGTGGGATTTACGGGCGACCAAGCGGAAGTTGATGCCTTTGCACAACAAAACCCTCAAGCAGTTGCTCAGTATCAGACACCCAACGTTCCCTACTCCTTCCCCGGTGGCACACCCGAGATTTTAGATCTTCCCTACGGCCCCGTCATGGGTCAGTACTATGACGCAGAAGGTAAGCCGGGAAGTTATACTGATCTTGGTTACGGTTCCCAATTTACGGGTTTCCAGCCTCAAGGAACCGGCGGCGGTCAAGGGTCGCAACCTCCACCGCCCGCCACCCAAGATCAAGTGGCGCCCCCGCAGGTCAGCAATGAAGCGCCTTTTGTCAGCGGCATAGCACGCCGCGATGTCTCAATGGACCCCATCATTCAGCAGTTGCTGTTTGGTGACGCAACCCAGCAGGGCTTTTTGCCCGGCGCTTTTAGAGCGGCAGAGCGCACATTCTTTGACGATCAGGGTCGCCCGATTGTCATTCCGCAGGCCATTGCTGGACTCACTGCCGATCAACAACTTGCCCAAGACATCGCGCGGTCTCAGGTCGGTCAACAGCTTCCATTTCTAAGTGCGGCAGAGCAAGCGTATAGCCGCGGACTCGGGGCGTTGACAAGCGGGCTTGACGAGCAGAAAGACTTCTCTCGCGGCGC